TTAACCTGCCTTTATCTCACCATGAGGAACCATAACCCAGTCGATATGATTACTTGTATAGATCTTCGTTGATTTAGCATCGCTGTGTGCCATCCTGGCCTGAGGGTCGATTCCCTGACTATCAAATAGGTGTGCAGCAAGAGCCCTTATCTCGTGAAATGTTGGCCGTTCTTCCATTGGCAAATGGTCACATAACCCAAGCTTGTCACGTAAGGAAGAGAACGAACGGCTTAGATAATCTGGCGCTACTTGGGTAGGGTGCGAAACCTCTTTACTGCGTTTGTTATTTCTCTCCGGTATACGGTGCACAACGTAAGGGCTTGCGACACTATCTCTGCTGTCTTCAATAATCCTTTTCAACTCCTCCCCAATAGGGATCGCTACGTGTGATGCCTCTTTCTTTTGCACCTTTTGCCGGTGGATATATAACGTTCCGTAGATACCATTTTCAGGATGTTCAACCCACACACATCCACACACTCCGTTTTTTGGTTCTTTAATTGAATATTTAATTCTGGAAACCTCAAGGCGTGCATGTGTTGTTTGAAGCGCAAGATCCATTGCAGTTCTTAACCATGGTTCAGCTGCATTTCTAATAGCAATAAAAATATCGAATGCAAGGCGCTTACGTTTCTTCTCATCAACCCTGCGCATTTTTTTACGGCTTGCCGGGTTATCCATCATTAACGATTCATCTACTGCGTATGAGAATAGTTTTTTTAGAAAACTGACTTTACGGTTCTGAACGTTAGCGGATGAGTCGGAATGGTACCGGTTAATAAACTGGTTAACATGCTCAAGTTCAATGTCACAGGAAGAGATATCAACGAAATATTCTTTCACCCTGATCGCGTCATTACGCCAGTCTTCCAGGGTGCTTTGTGATGGTTTTTCATCTGCAATAGCGCGAGACATTATTCTGTCAACATGCTCTGCAAACGGTTTAGCTTCACCATTAAAGCCGCCAGAGTCCCGGATTAAGCTCTCAACAGATGGTGCTGTCTCTGGGCGCATTCTCAGGTTGTACTCTTTTGCTATAGCTATGGCCATAACACGGTCGGTACCAATACTTTTACGTTTCCCAGTTATGAGGGTAAAGCGATACTGACCCGTAGCTTTATCGAAAAGCAGGAAGTCAGGGAGATTTCTATTCTCCCTTTTACGTGGTCTTGCGGCCATGTTAATCCTCTTGAATTAACCGACGAACCATCTCACTGACCATTGAATCAACTCCCCACTTTTCCGAAGAGCTGACCAGGATCGCGCCATCAACTATACGGCCCTGAAGTTTGCCGTTTTCAATCCAGCGCTTGATAGTTCTATTATCTGGTAATGAGCCTGCTTCAAACTCTCGTTTTTTCCACTGGCTCGCCTTCATCAACTTGGCCATGCGTTTCTCTCCACTTAACCGGCTGCACCCGGTATTTATTTATAGAACACGCACGATGAACACCCACCTCTGAGCCCATCATTGCATGTGAGACATCTTTTTGTTTCAGTGCGGTAAAGCTGGTGGACCATTTCCTTTGGCATGAGGACTGGCATCGGCACGCGGATAACCAGCTTCTTGAGCCTGTCGATTTCGCCGGCCAGTTCCAGCAGGCGGGAGCGGCAATCCTCTGCCTCTTCACGCCACCATGCTGCATCGGCTTTAAGGCGGCGCATTCTCCGCTGTTTGAGTTTGCTCACCATGACAGCCACCCCATACCCTGAAGTGCGCCAATGGCCAGCAGCACGAACATTACTACGTCGAATGGGTTAGGCATGATTAAGCACTTCCTTAATCGCACCCCAGGCAAGCTCAAGCAGAGAAGCCCAGGCTACGTGAAGGTGAATGCCAGCGGCTACTCCAAAGCCAATTATCATTGCGTATTTCAGCGCTTCGGATTTGCTCACGGCTTCACCTCCTGCTGCGGTGCTGCTGCAAAGTGCTCAACACCTCTCGCCCAAATAGCCTTGATAGTCGTCCAACTGACCTGGAGCTTAATTTTGATAGTTCCGCTACCGTCACATGTGTCGCACTCATCATCACCAAAGCACTCTGGGCAGTTTATGAACTTGGTTTCTGAGAATTCACCCAATAGCGCCCCCTTAGCGCCGTTCTCTGCCGTCAACTTCATCGGCACCATCACCCAACCATCCGGAATCACCGGAGAGTTGCCAGCCTCATCCAGCCCAGCCTTCTTGCCAGCCTGATAACACTCACGCTGCGTCATCACGTAACCCGGGTAATCCGGCACTACTGCAGTCTGCCCATGACCAACCGGAGCCGGTGGTGCTGCTTCAAGTTCTGCAATGTGATTCCTTTGCCAGTCGACGAAATCAGCCAGTGATTCGACGCTGTACTTTTCGCAGAGTGTGTCGTGGATTGCGGCTTTGCGCTGCAGCTCAGAGTCGGCCCCCTGAAGCATGGCGGCGCGGCATGCGTTCCAGCCACTAACGAATGCTTTCTCTTGTGTACCAAGGAATGGCATTTCACCAACTGCGGCCATGTCCGGTACTACCGGAGCTGTAGGGGCGGAGCGATACAGAAGCACATCACCCATTTCTGTTCTGGATGCCGGCCATACGTCTGCATCAGAGCCAGCGTTGAGATAATCAAGATTAGCCTGGTCGATGACGCACACCGGCTCCGCTTCGAGCGATGCCAGCGCGATACGCGCCAGCTCCATTTGCTCGCCACGGGTTAATCCGTTATCGAGAGGGTTTTTGATGAATTTTGCAACGCGTTCTCTGGTAATAGTGCTCATGGGTTAGTCCTCTCAACAATTACGCCGCCATCGCAATGCGGGCAGTTCTCACCCAGCTGTCTATTTTTGTTAATCACTTTTCCGTAAGAGCAGCGATAACAATGTAGGTCTTTTGCCTTTTTGGTAGCCCTGATAATGTCTCGACCAAATCCCATGGAAACACGCTCCAAATAACCGCGCTTTATCAGGTCTTCAGCCATTGCACCCACTTTGACAGGGAAGAGAGAGTCACCATCCCAGAGCGCCGTTTTTCGGTATGGCGATATTTCAATTTCCCAGCGATGAACTATGGCTGGCTTTAAAAACTCGCGCTCTCGCTTATTCAGTGGCTTTTCCATGCTCACTCTCCTTTACCGGCTGCGGCGCGCTCAGCTTCGCTTTGTTCCCAGAACCACCGATGAAGAGCCATAAGTTCTTCGTCAAGCGGAGCATATTTGCGGTCAAAGTATGCCTGGGCATCTTTCTCCGCCTCGTCCGGCAGTTCGCCAGGACCAAACAGCGTGTTATAAATCCATGCCAGCCCTTTTCTGGCGTCGCCAGTTCCTTGCCATTCGATGATTGCGGCCTGCATTACCAGAATGTTTTTGCCAATTAACAGGTCCAGTTCTTTGTGCCGGTTTTTGATGTAAGCATTGTCGCTCTCCAGCTCAGCAATGCGCTTTTTAGCTTCCATCAGTCTGCTGGCGAGCTCACTTTCTGACTTCAATACCAACTCCAGTTCATCAAGCAATCCAAGAGCTAATTTTCTCAGGTGAGCATTGCTCCCAACTGCCGGGTTCGATAACTCTTCACGTAATGCGCGTTTGTCGATGTTGCTCATTTGGCGGCCTCCGGTGGGTAGCAATCGTCATCGAAATATTTCTCTGCAACACGCATGTTGAAGTGGTCTATATTCATCTCTGCAACCTGGAGTTTCGCTCCAACAATGCCAGTGCATCGATTTACGTAATCCCGGTTTTCCTGGTCTTCCGCTACCCATTCAATAAGGTCCTCCGCCACTCGCTTTAAGCAACGCAGAGCGCAGTCCATATCAGTAAAATGCTGAGCGCTTGTGATGCACGAGACAACGTAATACGTGGTGACTTTTGGCCCATCAGCGCGCCGTTTGAGCTCTCTTTCGACAGCGTTTTTCAGGTCAGCCAGCTGATGGTCATTGAGTTTCTCGACTTCTTTGCTCATGACTGCACTCCTTTGCGAAAAGTAGAGACAAAACCTGCGGCACCAGCAGCACCACTTCGCAACTCTGGTACTGGGCTGGTCTTTGATAATTCGGTGAAACGAACTTCTAACTCATCAACCAGCTCATTTCGCGCATTTGCACGCACTTCAGCCAAGAAAGCGTCGGTCGCCGGTGTTTCTGGCTCGTACCCATCAGCATTAACGTAGCGAGTAATTTCCTCTTCGTAGAATGTCTCTGGCTCTACGTGAGCAACGTGACATTCTTTAGTAATAAACTTCTTCAGCCCTGCATTCTCCGCAGCCAGCGCTAGAGCATCATCACGAATCTTACGCAGTTCCAGAACAGCAACCTGAACTGCATAAGCGAACATAGCGGTAGGGCGGTCACCTGCTTTTTCACTATCGCGCTGCATATTGACTGCAACAGCCATCAGTTCATCCAGCTGTTCGCCGGTCATTGGTTTATTGGCTGTCATGATTATTTTCCTGCTGCAGTTTGTGTTGCTTAACGAAGTGGGCCACAGCCTTTGACTGGCTAGCGGCAATAGTTTTGTCACCCATGTCCAGCCAAACGGTTTTTCCGCGATACAGTGAGGCCCGACCAATGTCTTTACCATCGAGCATCACATACAGAGTTCGTCCGCGAATTTCTGTTGTCGGGACTGGCTGTGACAAGCGATACGTTTCACGCGCTTCAGCAATGGCTTTATGCTCGTCGATAATTGCCAGAGCTTCCGCCAGTGCCGCACCTTCAATAGTGAAAACACCTTCGTCACTGATCGTAGCCTGAGCCATCAGCTCAACAAAACGGCGCGCGCTCTTTACGCTAAGTTCCGGCGCGATAGAACTGCGGGTAACTTTCTTTTTGCCTTGGGCAGCCGCTACAGCCTTATCGTGCTGGAGAACTTTTCCGGCCTGTTCGCCATACTCCATGACGCGATCAACCGCGACATCCACTGACACCGCACCGGATTTAACTTCCTGCTGAACGTCATGGTTCGCCGTGCTCAGGAGCAGCAACTTCTCTACCGTGGCCACTGACTTATTGACCAGTTTTGCGATTTCGCTGGTGGTCTGATTGAAGGCGTTATGCAGCTCCTGAATAACTGCTGCCTGCTCCATATCGGAGAGCGGCAACTGGTTGTTACTGGTCATGATGCGCGCCAGGCGCTGCACATCGTTACCGTTGAACGGCATGATATGGATGCGGTCTACTGGCTTTCCAGCTTCAGCGCAGCGCGCATAGCAGCGACGACGACGGTGACCTTCAACAACCCACACACCACCTTCATCACGGGCGATGACTTCCAGTGGTGGAACTGATCCGCCGTTCATCAGATAGTTGAACAGGTCATCATCAGCCTGGCGGGTGCGTTCATCGTCTTCACGCTTGTTGAAACCTTCACGAACGTGGATATCGGAAAGAGCGATAAACATCCCGGTATCGGTGCGCTTAATTACACC